AATACGCTACTTAGAGTAACTTCTCTAGGAGAAGTAGAACTATAATCATATGCCAACACAATGTTCTGTGTTGTAGAGTCATATGAAATAATAGTTGGATCGTTAGGACCAATTCCTAGAGGTCTTGAATTCGCATCAAATCTATAGACACCTTTGTATAGAGATACAAGCGTTCCATCAAAGTGATCTACAATATTACTACCTTCAATACCCCTTTCAATTGTTACTTCTCTATTACTAGAGTCAATACTAACAACTTTGACAATTTCGCTATCAATTTTAAGAAGGTCATTCTCAGACAACTTATTGACTTGAACTAAACTCAATTTAGTATTAAGTTGTGCAAGACCAATATGATCTACATTGATTGCTAGTCTTTGAGAAGAAATAGCATTAGAAAGTCTACCAAGATCAGCATCTGCAACTGTTAGAATATCACCTTTGATATAATCACTTCCTTTATTAGTAATAGTAAAATCAGATACACTACCATACCCAGTGCCATTAAAGTCACTAACATTAATAGTTGCGATAGCATTCTTACTATCACCAGGAGAACCAATTCCATTCCTAACTCTGCTTTGGTCAAGGAAAATCAATTCTACATCTACATAATTTCCAGAAGTATAGGCAAGACCACCATTTAATAGATCTCCTCTACCTACACCAGTATCAGTCATCAAACTACCAAAACTAGGAGTCTTGAGTTTAATTTCCTGATAGAAACGTTTTCTTACATAATATTCAGTTGTAGTCTGACTTACATCTGGATCTACTTCAACATCGATATAACTATTAACTCCTACATTATGAGTTCCATCAGTTTCGACTAGAACTAGATCATCTCTAACTGCAAAAGCTTTAATTTGTTTACTTAGATTTGAATAAACTACAACTTCACCACCAACACTATCACCTAGAGTTGTGCTCTGCAAAAAGTGTGCTGTGGTTACACTATCAGGAACAACAAACTCACCTGATAAAACTTCTACTTTAACAGAATTTTGATTAGATACTGATTCTAAAACTCTACCAGTAGCAAGGGTTGAATCTGCACCATCAGTTAACAGAAGAGTTGATTCTGCAGTAAAAAATACATTTCTATCAATTAAGATACTAATAATTGTACTAGAAGAATTAAGATCCTTACCTTCAACAAAAGTTCCTGATACTTCTTCAAGGACAAATTCACTCCTATTAGATATGTCTGAAATTACCTTACCAGTAAATGCAGAATCTTCTTGTGTAACAATATCATTTTCAAACAGGTATGTTGGAGAAATTAATCGTACTAGCGCAACTGACTTAGTATTAGTTGTTTCTAAGGACTTACAATCCATAGAAAGAATATCTTTACCTACAACAGAAGAAACAAATGCAGACGCACCAGATCCATCTGTTCTTACATCACTAACTTGGAATTTACCGCCAACTTTAAATTGATCCGTAGAATTTAAAATACTTAAAGTTTCAACGTTTCCTGATAAAGTCTCAGCAATAGTTAGCATGGATTGGGAACCATTTCCGTCCATACCAGGAATTCTGTATCTTTCTGCTTTTGTCGGTAGATCGTCCTGAGTTAAATCTGCATTGTAGTTGGAATCAACAGGTAAAGAATAAAAATTGTTACCTAGAATGTATGGGAAAGTTGGGTTATCATCAGAATCAACACTAATAAAATATGCATAGGTGCCAGTAGGATATTCTGGAGTTACACAGAATCTACCATTGTTCTCATCTAGTTCAGTCTTACCGATAGATGTACTTGCTACCCATTCATAATCTTGGATAAATGTTCCGATAGGAAATTCATCTACCGATGGTCCATCAATTCTAGTTGCTTTAATTCTATATGCAGATCTGATCCTTCCTATTGTACTAGTAGAATCTAGTGGATTTTCAAATCCAAAAGGACCATAGATGGGATTACCATCATAAGCAAAACCTAAAATAGGTGAATGTCCAGTTCCATCATCAGATAACTCAGTTCTTAATTGAGTTGGGGATGCACAAACGCCATATCCAAATCCTCTAGTTGGATTATAGTGAGGAAATACGTAAGAATTATTATTGTCTAGATCTGGTTGTAATTTATTATATCTGTTTTTAGTCCAAGTGAACACATCACATGTTACCAGACCATCTCTACCAACTGGGAAAATTTCAACAATTACATTTCCTTTGCTGTAGAATTTACCCTGATCTACACTTTCAAAGGAAACAATTTTACCATCTACTAGAATTGCTTTATATTCTGCAAAACGACCCTTACCTAGTTTATCTGTAATTACAACCCTAGGAGGAGTTGAATAGTATTCTCCAGAATTAACAACATTAATACTTGTGATAGCACCGAAAGTTACAACAGCTGTTGCCTCTGCTCCTCTACCAGAAGTAATCGTAACTTCAGGAACACTAGTAAAAATATTATCAGTTTCTAGTTCAATACTACCAATTGTCTCTCCAGACAAAAATGTTCTTGCTAATCCTGGAGCTCCATTAATAAGAACGTTAGGGGGATCATTATATCCATTACCTTTGTTTTCAATATTGAATTTAGTAATTTTACCATATTTAATTTGATCAAAGTCTTTGTGACTGAACGCAATGGTGCCATCAACAAAAATACCAACATCACGTTGTGAAGTCTCATAAGACTCGGTGATCGTAAGTGGTTTCTTACGAATCAATCTAAGAATTTTTTGATCACTTAGAGTTTGTCCAATACCACTATACAAGATAGGTCTATTTGGCAATCCTCCTGTAGCAAGATAATAATAGTTTTCATCACGATATACAGCAGAAATGTTATTCTTTAACTTACTAATAACATTACCGACATTAATATCGCCAGATGATCCATAACCAGCATTTTCAAACCATCTTAGATTACCATTAGTATCAATAAGAATTGGATCGATACTAGTGAATCCTGGTTCGGAGATTTGAATCCTATCACCTGGTTCTGAATACGGAGCAGAGGTCTCTTGCTCCAAATTGTATAGAACTCCTAGACAAAGTAATCTAACGTCTCCAGAGGTGATTGTAGAGTAACTATAGACGTTAGTATCTGCAGCATACCCATCAGATCTTTCCCTGCGACTAATTACGAACTGATCTACATTTTTAGAGGAATATTGAACCTCTTCTCCATTAATATAGATTCTGCCCTTCTGTAAAAATCCTTCTGTAGAGAATACATTAATCCTATCACCAACATCACTATTAGTTGGTAGACTATCAGTTAAGCGTGTTTTGGATGCAGTACCGAATTGATTATTAAGTGTAGCAGTATCAATCGTAATTTCATACAAAGACAATCCATCAACTGACCCAGCACTGAATACATTGTCTACAATAGCAGATGCATACTCAACAGATTCGTTGAGTGGATCTAAATTCTGAATAATTGTCTCACCGATTAAATCATCAGCATTTCCTTCTAAAACAATTACCTTAAGAGCATATGATGTAATCCAATCAGAAAAAGATGATTTTAGAGTATTATCTTTAGGTCTTAGAACCTTGGGTTTATCATTAGAAACTAGTGTGTTGAAAATAAACTGAATAGACCTATCAGTACCCTTTGCCTGATAGAAATCAGTAATATTCTTGATTAGGGTACGCTTATCAACATCATCCTTTAAATACTTTTCTGGGAATGATGCTAGGTAATCATTTTCAAAGTTTTTGACAAATGCATACAAGAACAGATTACTAATGTTCTGTACATTGGCATTGATGTCATGATTTTCTGCCAGAGTGGTAACAAACTGACTGGAGCTGTACAAATCTCCTAGTCTTTGATTGCCACTGACACCACGGGATACTTCTCTAAATTCAGTATCTGTTCTGGACTTATAAAAGATGATCTCACTACCGATAGAGATGTAACCATCAGTTTCAGGGAAGGAAGTTGCATCTTCAACCCGAATAGTGGTATCAACTGCATCAACGTAAGATACTACTTTAGTAGACTCTTTAAGTAGATTTTTTTCATAAAAATCAATATCACGATATTTCGTGATATTACTAATCACGTCAAGAGGATTGCCTCTTAACTCCAACTGCTCATAATATTTCTCAATGACTTTAGAGAAATTCTCATATTCATTGATAATGAACTCAGGGAGTTGAGATTCAATAAGAGTAGATATTCTTCTGGTCTCTACCATTTAAACTTACTCTGCGATAATCGTGAACAAACTCTTAGGGATATCTACGTCAAGATAAACTTCCCTGATGGCACTAATATCATTGCTTAGAGGGACAGATCTAATTTCAATACGATTGTCAAAGAAACTACCTTTGATAATCGTTAAGTCAAACAATTTAACCTCGCCTTTCTTGTAATCTACTGTTCCAACAGAATCGTTGAGAACAATTTTTTCACTAGTTATAGAGTCTATTCTATATAGGACCATTTTACCAGCACGATCCTCCAGATACACTGTATACAAAGGATATTCGCTGACCTTAAATCCAGTAGATTGAACTACAGTATCCTCATCACATGTGTCATCGAATGCATTCTGGAAACACACTTCATAAAAGAATTTGTTATTGATACTAGGATAGAAATCCTTTCTCATTTTAATTGTTGTGAGATTGCCGTTAATACTACGATCTGCATCATCGATGACACTGACAAATTTTGAATACCTAAATTTGCCATTAAATTTTTCTGTATCAGATGTTTCGATATATTTCTCTAGTCCAGCAATAACTTTGGATTTGATATCGTCATTAGTTTGATTAGTCTTAGTCTTATCAAACATGATTCTAGATGTCATCTCAACATATAGTACAGATGCATCAACAATATCAGCACTGATAGAAGCAACAATATATGGTTTGAGACCAGTTTTAATTTCTTTCTTGGTTCTCGAACTCAACCTTGATGCGGATTTTGGTTTTACTACAATCTTTACCTTACCATATTCTGGGGGATCATCCTCTTCTCCGCCAAACGTAATGATATCAGCAACAGCAGGATAAATCTCACGAACAATTGCTGCGTAGTCTTCTGCAGTTACTGCTCTGTTCTGTGTACCAAAAAACTTAGGTGCGTTGTACTTGATCTTTTTAAGTGACTCAATTTCAGCACCTCCATTTGCCGCTTCAGCAAGATCTGCTGCTGACGTGTAGGAAATGCTGTAATTATAGTTAGAAGACCCCTGTGGGTCCTCTAGGACGCCATTGAAGGTGAATGATTTGGCACCATTGCTCTCAGGACCATTTGTAGAGAGATATGTAATGTCAATCTTGTTTCCTGCTTCTAATTTCTTTCCAAGGACTCCATCACCGAAGAAAATTTCATATTGCTCATCTTCAATCTCTTCTACGTAGAATACCTTGCTATCTCCCGTAACAGAAAGTATATTGTCCGCTCTTGCAAACATAGTTCCCGTACTTGCCTGTGCAGAAGGGAGAACACGTACTCTTAACGTAGAAATGTCCGCAGATGGGTTCTTAATTGTAAACCTGTTCGACGCAGTTGCATTTACAATATAAGTATCTGTAACAAAATTACCCTCATAGATCGCAACTTCATCAAAAGTTGCGGTTCCATTAACTACTTGTGTTTTAATATCCTCAACTGCAACGTAATTATACGCTCTTGTGTCATACGATGCGGTAAATCCTGTACCTCGCTTCAGTATGATCTCATTGGGTGCAGTGTTGGGGAAAACTGCTCTAAACGTTAATACTGCTTTTGGTGATGTTGCAGACTTGGGTGTGTATCCTAATTGCTTCGCTAATGCTACTACGTTGTCCCTCAGCGTTGCTGAATCAAGGAACGTCTCATTCACCACCATGTTAGTGTTGAATGCCGTGTAGTAGGTGTTATACGCCAACACATCCAAAAGGTTCGCCCATGTCGAACCTTCAAAATCGAAGTCAGTAAATTCTTGCTGCGATCTCAAGTATTCCTTGAGAGCAGTCTTAATATCTGCAAAATCTAGGTTTGACAGCTGAACGTATGGCATTTATCGAGTTCTCTCTAGGAAGAATTCTAGTGTTTGTGGAAAATCTTCTCTACCAACAATCTCAAACTCTATTTCTACATCAAACCCGTTACTATCAAAGTTTGCTTCAACAGAAAGTTGAGTCGTTGCAACACGTGGTTCATAATCACGTAACGTTTTTTTAATATTAGTGGCAACCTGACCTGCAGTTGCCACATCAAGTGGTTCAAACATTAATGAACGTAAATCAGAACCTAGATCAGGAGCAAAGGGCCTTTCTCCCTTATTTGTTAATAATAAATTTACAATCGCCTGCTTAATTGCAGCGTCATCCTTCTTAACGACTAAATCGCCTGTTACAGGATGAGGTTTGAACGTAATGCTCAAATCTTTAAACGATTGTTGATTCGCCACTTATTAGTAGAGGTTACCTCCTAGTATTTAGTCACTTACC